CGCCGACGGCCACAGACTTTATATCGGCAGCCGCACCATGCACCTTGCGCCCGGCATGACCGCCCCGGCGGCGCTGGAGCGCATGGAAGCCCCGGAAACCTGGCGCGCGCGCATGCGCGACAATTTGAAAGGAGCATCAAAATGCTGACAAATCTGGTACTGGCAAAAAACATCAAGACCCAGCGCGGCGAGCTTGACGCGCTCCTGGAAAAAGACGCGGGCTTTAAGGCCAGGGAGGACGAGCTCCTGGCGGATATCGAAGCCGCGCAGACCAAGGAAGAGCGCGAGGCCGTGGAGGCCGCCGTCGCCGACTATGACAAAGAGTTGGCCGCTCACGAGGCGGCAAAGGCAAAGCTCTCCGGCGATATCGAAGCGCTGGAAAAAGAGCTTGCCGAGCTCGAAAAGCCTATGCCCGCCCCGGCGAAAACCGGCGCGGAGAATAAAAACGAAAGGATGATCAACCCCATGATCCAGACTATGAACAGCAATGTTCTTCCCGGTCTCGCCGCGATCCGCAGCCTGCCCATGAACTGCCGCGCGTTCGATTCGCTGCCGCAGGCTCACGCTCAGTCTATTCTCGCCGATGACAAGGTCAAAACGTTCCTCGCCAATGTTCGCGCTATGCGTGGCGCTCAGGCCAGCGTGACCGGCGCTGATCTCGCTATCCCCGTGAACATTCTGCCGATCATTAACGAAAACCGCTACCGCTACTCCAAACTCGTCAACCGCGTCCTTGTTCGCAATGTCCGCGGCGAGACGAGACAGCCTGTCGGTGGTCTGACCCCGCCCGCGATTTGGGAGGACTGCTGCGACGCCATCAACGAGCTGGACTTCGCCTATTCCATGATCGAGGTAACGTGCCACAAGGTCGGCGGCTATGTTCTGATCTGCAACAGCCTCATCGAAGAAACTGACATTGACCTGCTGGCCGACCTGATCGAGATGATCTCCGAATCTCTGGGCCTGGCCAAGGATATGGCCATCCTTTACGGCAAAGGCCAGCGCTACAAGATGCCGGAAGGTGTTGTGCCGCGCCTGGCCGAGCAGTCCGAGCCGGACAACTACCCCGTTGATGCTCCGCCCTGGGAAGACCTGCACAACTCCAACATCATCACGATCGACGGGACGACCCTCAAAGGCGCGGATTTCTGGGCTGCCGTAAGGCTGGCAACCGGCAATACGTTCTCGCGCTATGCGCGCGGCGAGCTGAGCTGGTGCATGAACTCCAAAACCTACGCCGCGCTGGAGGCTAAAGCCATTATCGCTACCGCGTCCGGCGATTGGGTCGCACAGCTCGGCGGCAAACTGCCGATCGTCTCCGGCAACATCGACGTGCTGGAGTTCATCCCGGACGGCGATATTATCGGCGGCTTTTTCAAGCTTTACCTGTGGGCGCAGCATGAAAACGTTTTCCTGGTCACCGACCGCAGCGGCCTTCAGCTGCGCGTAAAAGATGCGACTCTGGCCCTCGGCCGTGAGCGCGCCGACGGCAAGCCTATCATCGCGCGCGCTTTCGTGGCTATGAACATCAACAACCAGGCTGTCACCACCTCCATCGACTTCCCCGCGGACAAGGCTAACGACGTTGACCTTGAGAGCCTCACGGTCGGCAGCCTTGCCCTGAGCCCGGCGTTTGACGAGGATGTGCTGAGCTACACCGCGAGCGCGACCGCCGCGACGGCCTCCGCTGCCGTGACCGCGACGCCCGCCCAGAACGGCGCCGAGGTCGAAATCACCGTGACCGCCCCGAACGGCACGAAGAAGAACGTCGTGAACGGCCAGACCGCCGCTCTCGCCACCGGCGCGAACGTGATCGCCATCACCGTGAAGAACGGCAACGCGGTCAAGGTCTACAGCGTGACCGTCACCCGCGCCGCGTCCTAAGTATGATAAACCGACGCGAGGGCGGGCAGCCGCCTTCGCGTCCGCCGGAAAGGAGGCCCGGAGATGGCCTGTGAAATAAACCAGGCGCTTCTGCTGCGGGCGCTCAAAATCGACCTCGGAATTAGCGCCAACGTCTATGACGACCGACTGACAGCGCGGATCCGGACCGCCCAGGAACGGATCGCGAACATGGGCATCACGCTCTCCAACAGCGAGGGCGACCGGGATCTGGTGTTGATGTACGCGGCTTGGCTCTGGCGCTCCAGAACGACGCAGGCGCCCATGGGGCGGATGCTCCAGCTGGCGCTCAATAACCGCCTCATGGGGCAGACGGCGAAGGGGGCGGCGACATGAGAGACGATATGCACACGCCGTGGAGCGACGTGGTAGATCTTCTGGTGTTTGCCGACAACCAGGACCCGGAGGGCTACGGCGTGCAGGCCGCGCAGAGACGAACGCTTTTCTGCAACTGGGAGGAAGGCGTGAGTCAAAACGAGTTTTACCTCTCGAACAAGCAGGGCCTGCAGGCCACGGACAGCGTGGAGCTGCAGCGTGTGGATTATAACGGCGAGCGCTTCGCCGAGTTTGAGGGGCGCCGCTATCGCGTGATCCGCAGCTTCCCCGCGTCCTTCGATACCATCACGCTGATTTTGTCGGAGGTGGTGCGATGAGCTGCGCGCAAGCTTTGCAGACGGCGCTCAAGCCGCTGGGGCTGCCGGTATACCCCAACAAGTACACCGGGCCGGAGCTTGAGTACATCGTGACCAATTACACGACGCTGGGAAGCGCCCACGGCGGCGACTTCGCCCAGGCGGCGCGGTATCTGGTGCAGGTGCACTACTACCTCCCCGACAAGAAAAACCCCGGCCCCATGATCTCAAAAATCTGTCTCGCGCTGGCGGACGCAGACTTCACAAGCCCGGACATCAACCCAGCGCACAGCGAGCACGGCCAACACTACGCCATCGAATGCGAATACTGCGACGGGGGCGTGGACTATGGCACGTGTTAGCATCAACGGCTTTTCCGAGGTCGACGCCATGTTCGCGAAGCTCGGCGACGTCCCCTGGGACGTGACGCAGCGGGCCCTCGACCAAATGGCCGAAGCCGGCGAGGACGCCGTGAGGCGCACCGGCCGGAGCATGGGCGTGCGGGATCCCGAGAGCGGCGTGCACATCCTGGACAAGGTGACGCACACCAAGCCCAAACAGACCGACGGCGGCGGCTATTGCGAGGTCACCTTTTCCGGTACCCGCCGCCGCGGCAACACCACCACGCGAAACAGCGAGATCGCGTTTATCAACGAATACGGCAAGGAAGGCCAGCCCGCCCGGCCCTTTATCCGGCAGGCGGGCGAACAGTACGGCGATCAGATCTCCGAGCCCGGAGAAAAGGTCGTCGGCGACTGGATGGTCGACACCTTCAACGAGGCCTGACGGCCTAAAACGAAAGGAGCAACAACATGGCAAGAATTGGCCTGAGAGGCGCCACCCTTGCAAGATACAACGTCGGCGCCAACGGCGCCGTCACCTACGGCACGCCGATCTCCGGCGGCTGCGCCCGCGCGGCGGATCTGCAGCTGCAGTTCGCGGAGGCGGAGCTCTGGGGCTGTGACGGCCTGCGCGAGTATCTGCGCGAGGCGGTCGGCGGCACCATTACCTTCGAGGCGACGTTTTTCTCTCCGGAGATGAAGGTGCTCGCCTTCGGCAATCAGGAAAAAACGCGCCAGATCACCTACCAGAACGACCAGGGGGTCGACGTCACCAAGACGATCACCAGCGTGGCAGACACCAGCGGCGACGATGCACCCTATGTAGGCTTTGCCGTCTACAGCCCGGACATGATCAATCATGTCAAGAAATGGGCGGCGGTGTTTGTCCCCTGCGTCAAATTCTCCTCCCCGAACAGCACGATGCAGACCCGCGACAACAACATCGCCTTCCAGACCCCGACCACCACGGGCCGCTTCCTCCCCGACGACACGGACGAGCACGTCATCCGCGACGTGGCCATCCTCGACACTGAGGCGGAGGCGAAAGCCTGGTGCGAGGCGTGCTTTGTGCAGCCGGCCGGCGCGGGAGGCTAATCCATGGATATCCGGCAGAAAACGCTGCCCTTTGTCTTTGAGGGCAGAACCTACGCGCTCAAGTGCAACATGAACGTACTGGCCGACGTGCAGGAAGCCAGCGGCGGCAAGATCTCCGCAAGCCTCTCCGGCAAGGCCGGTCTCAAAAGCTGCCTGATGTATCTGGCGGCCATGATGACCGACTACGCCGACGAGCAGGGCTGGACCGACGACGAAGGCATGCCCCTCGCTTTCACGTGGAGGGCTCTTGGACGCGTTCTGAGGCCCGAGGACGTTCCCAAGGCTGAGATACTATCTCTGGTCCTGGACGCGCTCACACCCCCGAAATCGGGCGACGTGGGCGGCAATACGCAACAGCCGGAGCCGACGCCGGGAAACTGACAGGCCGGGCGGAGTCCGATTCCATCGACTTCGCCCGGTTTTTGAGCATCTGGCTGTTTACGCTGCACATGCCGGAGCGCGATTTTTGGCGCACGATGACCCCCGCGCGGCTGATCGCGCTGTTCGACAGCTATTTTGAGCGGCTGAAGCCGCGCCCGGTACCCACTGTGGGCACCGACCCGGACGGCGAGCCGACTGGCATTTACTCCGCACTCTCTCAGATGGGAGGTTTCTGATATGGCAAATCAGCGCAAGGTCGGCCTCAAGATCGAGGTCGACGGCGAAAAAGAATATAAACAGGCGATCAGCGAGCTTAACAAGGGCAACCAGGTCCTTGCTTCTGAGCTCCGGAAGGTTTCCGAGCAGTACAAAGGCAACGAGGACAGCATCGAGGCCCTGAACGCCCGCGGTGATGTCCTCCGTCGGCAGCTCCAGCAGCAGGAAGACAAGGTCAAAACCCTGCGCGCAGCCCTCCAGAACGCCGCCACGCAGTACGGCGAGGCCGACAAGCGGACGCAGGAGTGGCAGGTTCAGCTCAACAACGCCGAAACGCAGGAGATCAAACTGCGCCGGGCGCTGGATGAGACCAACAAGGAGATCGAGCAACAGGGCAGCGAGACCCAGGAGGCCGGGCAGAAGATGGCCACGCTGGGCGACCAGGTCTCCGGCCTTGCCGACAAGTTCGGCATCCGCCTCCCGGACAGCATCAAGGGCGCGCTCGACCACGTGGACGGCTTTTCCACCGGGACCGTCGCCGCCATGGCTGCGGCCGCGGCCGGGATCGGGGCGGTAAAACTCGCGATCGACGGCATCCAGGCCGGGATCGAGGCCGTGCAGAAGCTCAACGATCTGACCCTTGAGCAGGCCCACTGGGCGGACGATCTGCTCACACAGTCAGCCCAGACGGGGTTGAGCACAGATCTGCTGCAGCAGCTTGACTACGCAAGCAAGTTTCTCGACTTCGAGGGCATCGACAAGAGCCTCGTCAAGCTGACCGCCAGCATGGACAGCGCCCGCGACGGTGCCGAGAAACAGTCGGCTGCCTTCCAGTCGCTGGGCGTATCCGTCACGGACGCGGACGGACAGCTCCGGGACAACTGGGAGACCTTCAAGGACGTGATTGACGCGCTGGGCGAGGTGGAAAACGCCACCGAGCGCGACGCGCTGGCCAACGACATCTTCGGCAAGAGCTACAGTGAACTCAAACCTTTGATAGACGCAGGCAGCGACGGCCTGCAGGAGTTCATGGACAAGGCCGTGGAAGGCGGCCACGTGCTCGACGAGAGCCAGATCCAGAAGCTCGGCGAGGTCGACGACGCATATCAGGAATACCAGACCAAGCTTGACGACGTAAAGAAAAAGCTTGCTGTGGAATTTGCACCAGTGAGCGAACACGTAATGTCCACGTTTGGCAAACTGGCGGTTGATGCAGCAGACAAACTTGTAGAATCTGGTTTGCTCGAAAAGATTGACGCATTTATTGAGCCCCTTGGGTCGATTCTCGGGTCTTTGATGCAATTGATAGATGCCGTCCTGCCAGCAATCACGCCCCTGGTCAACGGCCTCGCTGAGGCCTTCGAGTGGGTTGCGTCTGCAGCTCAAGCCGCCGTAGACTGGATCAGCCAGGCGATCGACTGGGGCATTGAAAAAGTGGGCGAATGGGTTGACAGACGGCAGGACGCCGTCTACGACCCATCAAGCAACGCTTACAACGCCGCCGGTACGGACAACTGGCGCGGCGGTTTGACGTGGGTCGGCGAAGGCGGGCCGGAGCTTGTGCGGCTGCCGCGCGGCTCGCAGATCTACTCCAACCAGGAGAGCGGCCAGATCGCCGCTGCAGCGGGCACCGACACCCGCGAGCTGGAGGCCCGCGTGCAGGAGAACACCGCAATGCTGCGCGCGATCCTCTCGGAACTCGGCGGCATGCACATGAAAGGGCGGATGATCTATGGCTAACACGACGATTACAAAGGTCCCGGAATACCAAAAATCCCGAGGCAATTTTGACGAATGGCCTGGATACTGGAGCAGCACCGGCAGCGCAATCATCGGATCTGTCGCGTACAAGATCAACATCCCGACCAGCTCTCCCATTACCGCGTTCGAAATATCGGCGTCCTTCGCTGAAACCTGGGGCGATCTTGACAAATACACGATATACTGCGGGCTGTATACCGACGATCCAACCGTTTACAGCTTGAACCCGGTCTATTCTCAGCAGTTTGTCCAGAACCCGAGTCAGGCCGCTTCCCACACTTTTCGGTTTGCAAACATCAGCATCACCACATCGACGCTCTATGTAGTTCTCGACGGTATCGGGGAAAGAGGATCGTCCATCGTCGGTGACTCGCTGCGTGTTGATAACCCCAGCGTGTCTGTGACTGTCGACGCCCCGACACTGCAGGTGACCGTCAACCCGCCGAGCGTTTATGTCGGCGAGGCTGTGACCATCGGATTCAACGACACGCGCGCCGACCAGGTTATTAAGATTCGACCCTACTACGGATCCTCCACGCCGATCGGAACCGAGATAGACGTCACCACCGACAGCTATGAGATCAAAGGCGCGGAGAGCTGGTTCAACGACGCGGCCGTCACCGGAGACACCATGCGCGTCACGCTGCACGCCTCCGACGCGCTGGGCCGCACAAACAGCTCAGGCAGCTTTGAACTCAAGCGCTACGGAGCCCTTGTCCCGAGGATCACAAACCCGACGGGCACCAAGGACGCCGGCGGAGAAATCACGTTCTCCTGGACATCCAGCGGAGACGGCACGCAGAAGAAGGCCGAGCTGGAATGGTCCGCGGACCAGATCACGTGGACCAAGCTGAAAACGCTCAACAACGCCGAACAGTCATGGAAGGCCCCGGCCGGAACATTCCCGTATCCCGGCGGGCTCATCTACTGGCGCATTAAGCTCACCAACTCCTACAGGCGCGAGAGCGGCTGGGTGCAGGGCAGTTTTACCGCACAATACACCCCGGCAACCGTAACGCTCAACGGTCCCACCAGCGGGACGCGCGACGGCGCCGAGGAGATCACGTTCACCTGGACGATCACCAAGGGCAGCGGCAGCATAAACGGGACCCAGTTTGAGTATTCCACAGACGGCGGCGGGACCTGGACACAGGTATTCAGTCGAAACTACGGAGACGTAGCCTTTACGGCACCTGCCGCATACTTCCCCGCGGGCGCGCTGCGTTGGCGGGTACGGGCAAGCGACTCCTACACCGGGTATGTTGACAACTGGCGAGAGGCCGGGATCACCGTCACCTACGCTGCGGTGTCTCAGGTCGTGCCGGTCAATACCCCCACAAGTGGGATTATCAGCGCGAGCAGCAATTTGACATTTGCGGTCGCGCTGCAGGCCAGCGGACCGGTGCATACCCCGTATACCGTCGCGTCCGCGATGATGTACTGGAGATCCGGCGAAAGCGGCAGCTTTACCGCCTTGACAATGACGCCCAACGGCAACCAGGCGAGCGTCACGATCCCCGGCGGGACCTTCCCCTCCGGCGTCATCCAGTGGTACGCGGAGGCAACGGACGACACCGGGCGCCAGACAAGCACCGATACCTACATCCTGCAGGCGCTCAACGCATCCGTCGAAGCCGCGCCCCTCTCCCCCGTCAACACGCTGGAAAGCGGAAGCGGGCCCATCACCTTCCGCTGGACCTATGGCAGCATCGACGGCTCGCCCCAGGGTATGGCACAGATCCGCTACAGCATGGACGGCGGCGAGAGCTGGGAAATGCTGCCGACTATTTCCGGAAACGCCACACAGACCATCGTGCCGGCGAATACCTTCCCCGGCGGGACGATCACCTGGCAGGTGCGCTCGTACAATACCGCGGGGAGAGAGGGGCCGTGGTCCCAGTCGGTAAGCTTTATCTCGTTCGCCGCGCCGCTTGTCAGCGGCGTCACCGGAGACGGCCGACCGTTTCTCACGGTCTCCTGGCAGGTTGAGGGGCAGCAGGCTTTCGAGGTAGAGGTAAACGGCAAGACATACGGCCCCTACTACGGCGAGGACGTGCGCAGCTATAAGCTGCCGGAACCTCTGCCTGATGGCAGCTACACCGCCCGCGTCCGCGCGCAGAACCGGTACGGGCTCTGGAGCGAATGGGCCGAGGGCAGCGTGGACGTGGCAAACAGCCAGCAAGCCACCTTCCCGCTGAGAGTTATTAACGCCGGAAGCCCCTATTTGACGCTTTCCTGGGACAACTTATTCGTTGTGGATCCGCCGATCATTATTCTGCAGAGCCCCCGCAGCCAGCAAGGGACAAGCGGAAACGCGGTTTTTTCTGTTACATTCAAGGGCTCCGCGTATGGGCTGACCAAATGGCAGAGGCAGGTAAAGACAGCAGGCGCGAGCGAGTGGGTGTCCTTCGGCGCAGTATCCACGACAACCGCCGGAGCTACCAAGGCCACCTTCCAGCTCCCCGCCTCGCAGTCCATCGACGGGAACCAGTACCGCTTCCATCTCTGGAATAATGCGGGCGATGTATACAGCGACCCGGCGACCTTCCGCTACCTCTCGCCTGCCACATGGATAGGACCGCCGAATAACCGCAACATTTATCCGGACACCGGATATTTTATCGTCTACCGCGACGGCGTGCCTATTGCTAAGACCTTTGGGCGCGTCTTTAACGACCGGACAGCGATCGGGCAGCCGACCTATACCGTCATCCAGGTGCTCAAGGACGGGTATTATCAGCGCTCCGAAGACGCCACGCCCAGCGCGCCGCTGGCGGTCAAGTGCCCGGTGATCGCACCCCTCGACAGCGGGGATTTTATCGAGCTCAAGCTCAGTGAAAACAGCCGCCGGACCCAGAGCTTTGCGCGCCGCCGCCAGGTGGCATACACCCAGTATGCCGGGGCAGCCTTCCCCACCGCCGAGATCGGGGAGCACGAGACCCTCACCGGGTCCTTTGACGTGGCATATCTGCAGCGGGACGCGGCAGCCGCCGACGCCTTTGAGGCGCTGCTGGGCGAGGCCGTCATCCTCAAGACGCCGTGCGGCAAGGTGGTGGTCGGGATCCTGGAGGGCTGGGATCTGGGCGACATGAGGTTTTATAAATCCTACCGCTGCACGCTGCAGCAGATGGACTGGGGGGAGTTTATCGATGAGTCGACCGGCATTTAACCCCCCGCGCCGTGTTTCCTTCCGGTATAACCTTTTGCGCAACGGGGCCTTCTACGCCCTGCTGCGCGCCGCTGAAAACGCGGCGCCGCACGTGCGCATGCAGGACGACGCGCGGATCAAGATGTCATTCTCGGGCGTTTTTGCGGCCAATGCGGTGGATGTTGACGGACGCGCGATGGATGTCAACTGGCTCACAGATGAGATCCAACCCGTTATGATCATCAACGGCCTGGCATATCCCCTCGGCGTTTACATCCCCACGACGCAGAGCGTGACCGACGATGTGGTCCGCAGCGTGCGCATCGAGGCATACGACCGCTGCCAGCGCGTGCTGGATACCAACAGCGCCGTGCCGGTCTACTGGCCGCGCAATACGCTGTACCTGGACGCGATCGAGCAGCTTTTAAGCGCCGCGGGGATCACCACCGTGTTCAAAACGCCGAACGACGCAGCCTTTACCGAGCCGCGCGAGGACTGGGACGCGGGGACGCCTTTTTTGACCATCGTTAATGACCTGCTCGCGGAAATCAACTACAAGGCCCTGTTTTTTGACGCAAACGGCGCGGCGGTGCTGGAGCCCGCCGAGATCCCGGAGGCGTCCCAGATCGACCACACGCTCGACGACGCGGACCCTGCGACGCTGGTGTTGCCCGGCATTACCCGGCAGAACGACACGTTCTCTGCGCCGAACAAGTTCATCGTCTTCTGCGCAAACCCCGACAAGGGCGGGAACATGGTGGCCGTCGCCGTCAACGATAACCCGCAGAGCCCACTGTCCACCGTGCGCCGCGGGCGTGAGATCGTGAGCGTGTCCACTGTGGACAACATCGCCTCGCAGACGGAGCTGCAGGCCTACGCGGACAGGCTCCGCAACGACAGCCTCCTTACCAGCGAGACCGTCAGCGTCACCACCGGCCTGCTGCCGGGCTGGGGAGTGGCGGACGTTGTGGCGCTGCATACCGCCCAACGCGTCTACATCGAGCGCACGCGGCATGGCAAGCGCCTGGTCATCGTCCCCGGCAGCAACGACATCTGCATCAGCCGCGCCTTTGACATGGAGCTCAAAGCCGGCGGCAAAATGCAGCACACCCTTGAAAAGGTGGTATACAACCTTGAGTGACACAAAACAGATCTTCACCGCGCAGGCCGCCGCCGTCACCGCCGAGGGCGTGACGCTGATCCTGCCCGGCCAGACCCAGGCCACGCGCAAGCCCTACCGCCGCCTCGCCTCGGCATCCGTCGCGGCGGGCGACATGGTCCTTTGCGCGCGCGACTCCGGCACGATCGTCGTGCTGGACAAAATCGTTTAAGGAGGAACAAGCCATGAAAATCGTCATCACCGCCGACGGGCGCAACCTCGCCGCCACCACCGGCGGGCAGCCGCTCACCTCCGGCAGCGTCGGCATCGAGGCCGCGTTTATCCTCTCGGCAGACTATGACGACCTCGCGGTCACCGCCGTATTCAGCACAGAGGAGACGCGCGTCGACGTGCTTCTCACGAAATCCTGTTGCATCGTCCCCTGGGAGGTGTTGCGGAAACCGGGAACCACACTTTTTGTCGGCGTCGTCGGCAAAAACGGAAGCGGCGAGATCGTCATCCCGACCGTCTGGGGCCGCGTCGGCATGATCGAGTGCGGCACCGTGGCCGACGGCCTGGATCCCGAGGACCCCACGCCGGATATCGCGGCGCAGATCCTGGAGCAGGCCCGCGCGGCCCTGGCCGAAGCCGCAGAGACCAAAGAGGCCGCCGCGCAGAGCGCTCAGGACGCAGCCGACGACGCCGACCGCGCCGAGGCGGCAAAGCAGGCGGTCGAAGATCTCGGCGTCACGGCCCACGAAGACCCGGACGGGCCCAGCGTGGAGAAGTCCGTAGATCCGGAGACCGGCGCCGTCACGTTGGATTTCGGCTTTAAGCCTGCCGGCGTCACCGAGATCAACGGCCAGACCGGCGCGGTGTCGCTGGATCTCGACGACATCTCCGACGGCGCGCAGTATGTCCGCCCCACGCCCGCGCAGGTGCAGCAGATCGGCACCAACAAGGACGACATCGCGGACATCGAAGATCTGATCCCGAACCAGGCAACGCCGCAGAACCAGCTCGCTGATAAGGATTTTGTCAACAGCTCCATCAACAGCTCCGCCGCCTTCTTCCGCGGGGCCTTCCCCACGCGCGCGGCCCTCTTCGCCGTTGCCTGGCAGACATCCGATCCGACGGGGGCAAACTACGTCAGCAATAACGACTACGCCTACGTCGCCGACGACGAGACCCACAACGACGAGGCCTGGCGCTATCTCTACGTGCTGCAGCCGGGCGGTACCGACAACGGCTGGCAGCCGCAGTTTCGGGTAAATGAGAGCCCGCTGACCGCCGCCCAGCTTGCCGCGCTCAATTCCGGCGCCACCGCCGAGATCATCGCAAGCATCGCTGACAAGTACGTGCTGCCGGCGGGCGGCATGCCCTCGGCCGATATGTCCGACGCCGTGCGGGCGTCCCTCCGGAAGGCCGACACCGCCCTGCAGGAGGTCCCGGGCACTTACCGCACGGCGGCGGAGCAGGACGTGATCGACGCGGCGCAGGACACGGAAATTAATGACTTAAAGAGCAACTTAGGGGAATATTATTTCCCAATAGTGTATAAAGGCGGCTTGTATGTAGATGATGGGGGATTTGTATCGGCAAAAGCGAACAGCCGCATTGCTATAATTGACCTAACCAACATTCCATACAACGGCTATATAAGGTTTCAAATTGTCGGCACTCATAATAGGTGCAGATTACTCCTTACATCTGTTGATGCGGCTGATGTTCAGAACAACACAGCCGGGGATTACTTTGGCTATGGCAATACCACCAATAGTTTTACGCTATCGTCTGCATATTCGACTGTATATAAAACGGCAGTTATTTGTGCGAATTACCAACAGACACCATTTGCGGACATAGAAGCGTATCAACTTGGGGGAGTTGGAACAAGTGAAACAATCAAGGATATTGAAAAACAATTATATGGCGAACCAACCGTTTTCACCCTAACCAACACGTCCGACTTTTCTCGACAGTTCTTACACCCTTTTTACGCAGGAAATAAATACACAATTACAAATAAAACGGCTAATGTAATATCATTTCAAACACGATTGACAAAAAAAGGTGCTGATATTGACAATCCATTGCCTTCCTCTAACTTGGCCATTGGCGGCAGTGTTTCGTTCGTCTGCACATCTGATGCTTTGTGGTTTAATAGCTGGTGCCCGAAAGTTGGTACAATTGAAATATATTGCATGCCAAAAACCATACTTAATAGTGCTTCTTCTGCTCTTGAGCCGCAAGACATATTCAATGCAGAACCATATACTGGAACATATAATTGGCAAACTCCCGTGGTGGCATATGGATCATTGTTTAATGGGAAACAGAATGTAGAATCCTTTGCGTTCTTTACTGATCCTCACACGCTTGGTTTCGCTGATGATAGCAGAAACAAAACACGAATGGAAAATTACTTCAAGAGAATCCAGAAAGTCTATAATTCTACTCCGTGTTCGTTCATGGTCTGTGGCGGCGATTGGCTGAATAAAACGACTACAAAGGATGAAGCCTGTTACAGGCTGGGGTATCTGAAAGGGATTTCTAAGAATATGTTCAAGGACTTTCACCTCGTTCTTGGAAACCACGATACCAATTATCAAGGAAAAGCTGATTCGGAGAGTGCTGCTAATACAGGTAGGCTTACAAATGAAAACATAGCGGCAATAATGTTCAGAGATACGTCTACAAAAAAGGCTTATTACTCATTTGATGGGGCAAATTCAAAATGCTATGTGTTAGATACCGGGATAGAACATGACACTATGCTTGCATATGATTGGGAGCAAGTTGACTGGCTTGCTGACCAGTTAAAAGTAGATGATGCAGACCATGCTATAATCTTTCTGCATATTATCATTAACGGCAGTTCTATCCAGACAAATGCGAGTAATTTTGGCGCTCTCGTTGAAGCTTATAATGGTCACACAGCAGTCACTCTGAACAGCAAAGTATATGATTTTACTGGATGCTCTGGGCACGTCGATTTTTGGCTTGCCGGACACATGCACCAAGATAGCACCGGAACGCTTGGTGGGATACCGTATGTTTTAACTGGAACAAATTCTTATGACTCTGATGTGCCACTTATTGATCTTATTTTAGTTGACTACGATGAAAGAACTGTATATTTAACACGCGTCGGCGGTACAGGTACAGATAGGATTATTTCTCTTACATCTTAAAGGACACTTTTAAGCACTACCAAGCAATACCAGTATTGCCAGAAAATACCCGGCATGATAAAATAAAAGAGGGGCCTCAATAGCCCCTCTCGGACAACCACGGATCGAGCGCCTTTTTAATCGCATAGCTCTTGTCCCGTTCTTCGTCCTCGCAGTATTTGACCAGACGAGCGAAGATATCGGGCGGCAAGCTGGATGAGAACTTGACCGCCTTATTGGGATTTGGAGAGCCGAGCCGAGGCCGTCCGCGTGCGGTGCGCTTTTCTTCCAAAGAAATCGCCTCCCGCTGATTATCTTATCACATCTTTTTCAGGAGGGCAATATGAAGTACGTTGAACTCGATGCAGTGCTTGCTGTTGCAACAGATTGGTGTCCAGACGATGATGGATCTGTTGCAAAAACTGGCGACATCCGCGAAATGCTGGACGAACTCGAAACCATCCCCGCCGCCGATGTGCGGCCTGTAGTGCATGGACATTGGGTGTACGAGGAACCGAACGGTGCGAACAGTTTCAAAGGTGCGTATTGGTGCGACCAGTGTCATCAGCCGGAGTCTTATAGAAAAAACTTCTGTCCCAACTGTGGGACTGATATGCGGGAAGTGACTTAAAGGGTATTCCCGTAGAAACCCCGAAAAGCGTTGAAAATACTGGTATTTAGACACCCGTAAATTTGATTGGACACTTTAAGTCACTAACAGAGCAGTGAAAACGGCATGGCGTCGGTGTGATCGAGGAGCTGACATGCGAAACAAATGAGGAGGAATACATATGAGCAACGCAAAAAGCATCTACTACACCGTTTTGGCCGGGATTGCCGCCATCGGCGGCGTCGCCTCTCAGTACCTGGGCGGCTGGGATCAGCTGACGCAGCTGCTGGCATGGGCCATGGCCATCGACTACCTGACCGGCGCGCTGTGCGCGGCAGTGTGGCACAAGAGCCCCAAGACGGCCACCGGCGGCTATGAGTCCCGCGCCGGCTTCAAGGGCCTGATCCGCAAGGGCGTCATCATCCTGATCGTCATGATCGCGGCGGAGCTGGACAAGCTGGCAAACACCACCGCCATGCGCACGGCCACCATCCTGTTTTTCGCCGCCAACGACGGCATGAGCATCCTGGAGAATCTGGGCATCATGGGCGTCCCCTACCCGCCCGCCTTAAAAAATGCTTTCGAGGTCCTGCGCCGCAAGAGCGAGGACAAGGGCGACGGCGACGACAAAGACGGCGGTACCCCCCAAATGTCCACAGTGGACACGCCCGACGAGGCCGAGGAGGACGAGTACAAGCCGCAGCATGAGCTCCCCGGCGACCCCTATGCCGAGCTGAAGGAGGACATGGACTACAAGGACGTGTCCGGCCTGCTGGACGAGGAGGACGAGTAAGTGACCGCGCTGGAATTTGCCCGCATGGTACTCTGGGAGTTCCGCGCCCGTGGCTGGGATGCCGTGCTCCACGGCCCGGAGGCACATCTTGTGCTGCCCTGGATCGGCGGGCTGATTCTGGCCGTGGCCATCTATGTGATTACCAGGAGAAAACCATGAAAGATCTTGAATTGTACAACATTTTCCGTGCCAACGGCATGACCCGTGCCGG